GGTCGCTCAATGTACCCCCATCAAGAATGGACGGAGAAGGAGGATTCAACTTGGGAAGATCCTCAGAGATATTGAGGGATGAACTTAAGTTTACTAAATTTGTTGGTAGATTAAGAAAGAGATTCTCCAATATGTTTAATGACATGTTGAAGACCCAATTACTCTTGAAGAATGTAATTACTCCTGAAGATTGGGAAGTAATGTCAGAGCATATACAGTATGACTTCCTGTATGATAATCACTTCTCAGAATTAAAAGAATCAGAATTATTAAATGAGAGATTAAATAGTGCTGCTACAGCAGAACCTTATATCGGAAGATACTTCTCTCAAGATTATGTAAGAAGAAAGATTCTACATCAGACCGATGAGGAAATACTTGAACAGGATAGGATTATGAAGAAGGAGATTAAGGATGGTGTTATAGTTGATCCTATGACTGTTGATCCTGAAACAGGTCTTCCTTTAGATGCAGTTCCTGCAACAGCTTCAAGTATGGATGGTGGAGTTCCTGTTATGGAACCTGATTTAGAAGGGGAGACAATAGATCCTAAAGTTCAACCTAAAGGTGGAGAAATCTAGTGCCTATTCCTCCAGATAGGAGTAATCAAAATACATTTAATGTCAAATTTAAAGAAGATGATATTAAATTATTATATAATGCAGTAGAATTTTACGAACAAAACAGACCGTTATCTGGTGATAGACCACCTAGTCATCAAGAACCCAGTGCTCATATAAAAGCAATAAAAAGTATTTTATATGCGATGGTTTTAGAGTCTTCATTTTACAATACATAAATACTATAGTTCACATTTATTATTAATTTACCATGCCTGAAATTACTAATGATTTAATGGATATGATTATTTCCGACGAATCACCTGCGAGTGTCAGTGATAAGATTAAAGATATTCTTTTCTCAAAAACTGCCGAAAAAGTTGATGCAACTCGACCTGATGTAGCACAACAAACCTTTGATTCTCCTGAGACTGCTGAAGAACCAGCGGCCGAACAGGATTGATTCTATAAATAACTAAAATAAATGATCTTTTAACGATAGGGGATACAATGAAACTCATTAGAGAAGAAATTGAATCAGTAAAATTCATTACAGAAAAATTAAAATCTGGTAAGCAAAACCTTTATATCGAAGGTATTTTCTTACAGGGTAATATTAAAAACCGTAACGGTAGAATGTACCCAATGGATACTCTTCGTAAAGAGGTTAATCGTTATAATGAATCAAATGTTTCGTCTGGTAGAGCACTTGGAGAATTGGGACATCCCGATGGTCCAACTGTAAACCTTGATAGAGTTTCTCATAAAATTGTTTCACTTAAAGAAAGTGGTTCTAATTTTATAGGAAAAGCAAAGATCCTTGATACACCAATGGGTCAGATTGCTAAGTCTCTTATTGGTGAAGGTGTTAAACTTGGCGTGTCCTCTCGTGGTATTGGTTCTTTGAAACCTACTAGAGAAGGATTTAATGTTGTTGGTGAAGACTTTATGTTAGCGACAGCAGCAGATATAGTTGCCGACCCTTCCGCACCCGATGCATTTGTTGAGGGAATCATGGAAGGAAAGGAATGGATTTGGGAAGGAAACAGTTTCCGAGAACAAATTGCAACAGAAACTAAAAATAAAATTAATGCTTTAGCAGCTCAAAAAGCACTTGAAGAGCATAAACTTAGTATCTTCAATGAGTTTATTAACTCATTGTAAAGTTCTTTATTATAAATAAATATAGATTTTTAAATTACAGAAGAATCGGAGATTACCCAAATGTCTAGTGGCAACGACTTACAAGAAATGGAAGTAGGCACGAAGCAATCCAAAACAGCTGTTAATGCTAATGCAGCACCAGCAGCACCAATGGAAAAGCTAAGCAATCCAGGCGAAGGTCTTTCTACAAATGTAGAAGATCTCGGTGGACCTACCCCAGATAACTACAAACCAGATGACGATTCAGCAAAGCTGAAGACTCCTGGTGGAACTCTTAAGCAAGTAAGAGATGTAGTTAATAAAGGTGCCAAGCCAGCAGAACCTATGAAAGGTGTAAAAGAAGAGGAAGAAACCGATTCTCCTGTAATTGAAGAAGAGGAAGTAACTACAGACGAGGTAGTTTCTGAAGAAGAAACAACTGAGGAAGAAGTAGTTGCAGAAGCACCTGACTATACAGAGATAAGCATCGATGAAGATGTTAAAGCTCTTATAGAAGGTGAAAATCTTTCTGAGGAGTTCAGGGAAAAGGCAAAAACTATCCTTGAAGCTGCAGTTAAAGGTAAAGTAGTTCAAATAAAAGAAGTACTAGATACCGAATACGAAGCAAAACTTCTCGAAGAAGTTGAGACTATCAAAGTTGCTCTTAATGAGCGTACCGATAGCTATCTTGAGTATGTTGCTGACGAGTGGTTCACAGAGAATCAACTTGCAGTAGAGAACGGTCTTAAAGAAGAACTTACAGAGTCCTTCATGACTGGTCTTAAGAGTCTTTTTGAAGAACATTATGTAACTATCCCTGAAGAAAAATATGATGTGCTAGAAAGCATGGTAGAAAAACTAGATGATATGGAGTCCAAACTCAATGAGCAAATTGAGAAGAATGTTTCCTTAAGCAAAAGACTCGCTGAGTCTACTGCAGATGGAATCTTCGATACAGTTTCTGATGGTCTTGCAGACACTCAGAAAGAGAAGCTCGCCTCACTTTCTGAAAGTGTAGAGTTTGAAAGTGAGTCAGAATATCGTGAAAAGTTGGAGACTTTGAAGGAATCTTATTTCCCTTCAAACGGAAAGTCACCAAGAGCTAAGTCCGAGAACTTATCAGAAGGAGTAGATAATGCTGCACCTGCAGACGTATCAAACTCAATGGCTGGATATCTAAACACTCTCCGTGGTTTAGCAAAATAACTGAATTTAATATTATTAATCAAACATAACCTTTAATTTAACAAGCAAATGTTCCATTCAGAACAACTGCAGGAAAAGTGGGCACCACTTCTAGACTATGATGGTATTGATCCTATTAAGGATTCACATCGTAGAAGCGTAACCGCAGTCCTGTTAGAAAACCAAGAAAAATTTTTAAGAGAGCAGCAAGCATTTGAAGGCGGTACTTCAATGCTTACTGAGCAACCAACAAACAATACCAACTCTGGTGCTAATCCAGGTTTCAGTGGCACTGCTGCTGCTGGTGGTCCTACTGCTGGTTTCGACCCTGTTCTAATCTCTTTGATTAGAAGAGCAATGCCAAACTTGGTCGCTTATGACCTTGCTGGTGTTCAACCAATGTCTGGTCCTACTGGACTTATCTTCGCAATGCGTTCACGCTACACTAATCAGGGTGGCAACGAAACATTCTATGACGAAGTAAATTCAGCATTCTCTGGACAAGATAACAGTTTCACTCGTTTAGAAGGAGCTGCTGACGTAGCTGCTGGTTTAGGTACTACAGTTCAGGCTGGTAGTAACCCTGCTGTTCTTAACCCTGTTGCAACCGCATCATCTACTGCTTATAACGTAGGTGAAGGTATGCGTACTGACAACGCTGAAAAGCTTGACGGTACAGGAACCAGAGCGTTCAACCAGATGGCATTCTCAATCGAGAAGGTCACCGTTACTGCTAAGTCAAGAGCCCTCAAGGCTGAGTACTCATTAGAGCTTGCTCAAGACCTTAAGGCGATTCATGGTCTTAATGCAGAGGCAGAACTTGCTAACATCCTTAGTACTGAGATACTTGCTGAGATTAACAGAGAAGTTATCAGAACTATCTACAAGGTTGCTGAACAAGGTGCTACACAAAACGTTGCTAACGCTGGTACATTCGACTTAGACATCGACTCAAACGGTAGATGGTCTGTTGAGAAGTTCAAAGGACTTCTATTCCAGATGGAAAGAGATGCCAACGCTATCGCACAAAGAACTCGTCGTGGAAAGGGTAACATCATCCTTTGTTCTGCTGACGTTGCTTCTGCACTAACAATGGCTGGTGTACTTGACTACACCCCTGCTCTTAACGCTAACCTTAACGTTGATGATACTGGTAATACATTTGCTGGTACATTACAAGGTAAGTATAGAGTATACATCGACCCATATTCTGCTAACCTTACACCAAGTAATGGTTCACCTATAGGTGGTAACCAGTACTATGTTGTTGGTTATAAGGGTTCTTCACCTTATGATGCTGGTCTGTTCTACTGCCCATACGTTCCTCTACAGATGGTTCGTGCAGTTGGAGAGAATTCATTCCAGCCAAAAATCGGCTTTAAGACTCGTTACGGTATCGTTGCGAACCCATTTGCCGAAGGTCTTGACCAAGGTCTTGGTCAACTCAAGGTTAACACAAACCGCTACTACAGACGTGTTGCTGTTAAGAACCTCATGTAAGCGAGATGCTTATATTTCTCAAAAGACTCTTCTTCGGAAGGGTCTTTTTTTTGACATATTGAAAATCTTATGATACTATATAAAGTACATTGATCGTTGTTTTTACAGGGATCGTATTTAATTAATTTAAAAATGGCTAGGAAAGTAAGGTTTGAAAACCTAACGGTAGAGGATATCAAGTCGAAATTAAATAAGTTCGATGATCCACTTATAGACTTCCCACTACTAAAATTCATAAGATTTTCAATAGAGTACCTAAAACATCTATTCGCTACGGACAATGGATGTAGAGGTGTAAAACAAGAAAAGGGTAATATTCATGCTCTTAATGCTTCTTTTAATGCAGGGGGATGGGACTTAGTAAAGTGGCCATTTCCTTTTATTGTTATAGAAACAGTAAAGAAATTAATTGATCGTAGGCATTCTCATGCTGCTGCTCATCAATTAGCAATTTCAAAAGTACCTGGTGTAGAATATACATTAGTTAAAGACCACAAATATAGTTTTTTAAAACCAGAATCAATACTTACCATAGCAGGTGTTTATATAAATGCGACTGACGGTACAAC